TGGAAATGGTAGCTCCGGACTAGGTAAATGATGAAATGGTTTTCCACAGAATAACTTGTCCAGAGCGGTTAAGTTCGGTGCCGATGTATCGGCATCGCACTCCTACTGCAACGCAGCGCACCAACACCGCGCCAGCACCAATTTGGGCGGCTGTGTAAGGAAAGGCGGTGTTGGTGTTAGCTGTGGTCCCTGGAAAAGAATAGGTTGGGAGCAAGACACCGGAGGCGTAGGCGGCGCCAGTCTCAATGGAACTGGCTGAGGTAGAATCATTAGATAAAACGGATATGGTAATGCCGCCCACTCCACCAGTGCCTACAGTAAACGTAGAGCGTTGGAGTGTAGAAAATTTATATGATGGCAAATCATTAAGATCAGGGATGCAAACATCAGAAAGGTCAGCAAATGGATCAGTAGGGGCTCGAGCATATGTGGCAGCGCAAGGCGCCAGCTGGAAGCTCTCAGCACGTGGCGCTCCCCGTTGGGGAGGCGCGGCCGGGCGTCTTCTTGCGGCGCTCGCGTTGCCTTTGCCTTTGCGCTTTACGACTAGCGGGCGTGCGTTTGCGTTTGGATTTTGCTTGGTTGGTTTCATTGATCGGTGATCGGAGGTTGTCGGGAGGGGGTGAATCGAAATTCACTACGGCTGGTGCGGAAGACTCAATGAGTTCGCCGTTGACGACGACGGACGTATAAGGTTCCGCGCAACCATCGCGAGGGGCGATTGGAGGCAGGCTTAAGAAGTCCTCCAGCTTCGTAGCGTTCCCTATGGCCTGCAAAAGCGGGACAATGTCGGCATTGGGTAATGCGTCTTCGACAACCTCGAACATCCAGTCGGCGAGTCGATTTGGATAATGCTCCGCCGCCATGACGGAGCTGACGACATGGTAAGGAGTCAAACCGAATGTTGGGCGTGGAACAATGGGGCCAGCAATCTTGGCCACAGCTGTCACCAAGTCACCCATAATTGGCGTCTCAGCATCGGAACATGCCCAGGATCTGCAATTTTCTAATAATTTGTCAGTAGGTGTCAAATCAAGGCGGAGACGTTCGGTGAGATGAAATTTTGTTAATTGGCGACGGATATCACACATGGAATTAGTTTCGCCATACCAGACCTGGGGTGAATAAATACGCGCGAGAAATTTAACCCCGCTATCACCGCGCATGCGAACATCAATCTTTATTTGTTGACCGATTGACGCTGCGGCCTTAACATAAGCAGTAGGTCGTGGATTTGGTGTGATCCCGTCATCACCACCGTATACGCCCAACC